GTCCCGCTACTATTTGTTTAGGTAGTGGGACTTTTTCTGTTATCTGTACACATGTATTGTCGATCAGTTCATAACCAACAACCTTCTTTCTAAATCCTTCCACGAAAGATCCAACAGGTTCCTGTGCCTGTTGTACCTTGGTAGGACATTCTATCTGAGCAGTAGCAGCAGGTACTTCTGTCTTAGGTGGTTTAACTTCTGGTGTTTCTGGTGGGTCTGGTGTCTTAGTCTTCGGAACAGGAGCAGGTTCCGTAAGGATCATCTGTTCAGGTTCAAAAGAAATAGGGTCGAAACTAGGGACCCCAGAATCACAATACGTAACCAATCCGTCTGGGTCATCAGACTTGATTTCGTTGTTCTTCGGGTTGTTCGTTTCATGTGCCTCTACGCATCCAGGGATGTTTACGACAGGGACACCAATATTTACCACTACAGGAGGAGCAAGTGGTATAGATGTATAGTTTTGTGTTACTGTAGTATTCAGATTAATATCAGGAATACGCACCTCCCCGATATTAATTTCTTGTGTAGTAATGTCAGGAATTTCCATTAATCATTAAACATTCCAATAACGCCAGACCAGATAGAGTGAAAGAAGACGTATAGGAAAAATGTATCTCTCGCTTCTTTCTTTGCTTGTTTCTTGTAGCCAGATTGTGCCATGATATACCTCGGGGTATAGTATTATTTAACAGTTCTCATACAATTCTCAGCAATCATTAAATGCAGATCCAACTTCGGACCCCAAAGACTCCCCTGCTTTCTGTCCTAGGAGAAGTGCCCAACCACCTGCTAACCACCCCACGTAGGGGATGCTAGAGACCGCTGGGACGACGACACCAGCAGCTATGCTAGTTCCTGCCATCGCACCTTGTGACCGTGCTCCAGCGTCCGCCGCTATGCACTCTGCGCTTTTTACATGCTTTCCCTCGGTGTCCAGTGTTGAGGCACCTCCCATGTTACGGGTGCCCTCCATGGTGTACTGATCACGACGATACTCAGTTCTCTGCTCAGATCCTCCACCAAGGAATCCTTTTTTATTTTTATCAAGTTCCAAAGATCTTTCAGACTCTAAAACTTTAGGGTCATTAGCACGATATTCGATACGATAACCCTCTTTACCTGCTTCGATTGTATACGATGAGTAAGGACCACGGGGAAGATTAATAGTAGGAACTGTCGGTGGTTCCGCCTTCCTATCAATCAGGTAACCAAGGAGACCCAGGTGTGAGATAGCAAACAAAGCACCAGCAGTGCTGATCATTATCTTCCAACCCGATGGTTTCTTAGTTGGTTCTGTTGTTGCTGGGATATAATCTTCCTTCTCGTGGTTGAATATACTCATGGTAATTTGGGGATAGCAGGTCCAGTTGTACTAGGGACAGCAGGACCAGTGACTTCTGGGATGTCAGGCATAGCAGCATCGATGAGACCAGGGAGAGCACCACTAACTGCCTCTACGGCAGCAGCAGATAGTTTCTCTCTCGCCTCTTCCATCATAACGTCGGCATTCTTATACAAATAAACACCCCCACCGATGACTGCCAGTGAAGTCAGTCCCGATAGGAGTGCGATAACGTTAATTAGTTTTTGCATAATCATTCAACATGTACTGTACCAATCATGCCAGCACCCTTGTGAGGTCCACACCAGTAGGTATAGTCCCCAGCTTCAGCGAATGTGACATCAAACTCTTCACCAGGCATCATTGCGAGACCTTCGTGAGAGATTTCAGGATGATCTTCCACCACTACATTATGAGGAGGAAGCATATTATTAACAAAATGAACTGACTCACCAGCGGAAATGGTAACTTCGGCTGGTTCGAAAACGAGGTTTCCGTCGTATCCCATTTGGACATCGACTGCCCACGCTGGGAGGGCAAGAAACATTGTAGCGACTAAAGCGATTGCACTAAGAAATTTTTTCATCTTTCTTTTCTTTTAATGTAGGTTGATCTTCTTTCTTTTTGGTAGCCTGGACCCCGAAAGTAGCTAAAGTTCCAGTAAAAACGCTGGCTATGAAAGTTGGATCGATTTGTTTTTGTTGTAAGCCAGGAATAGTTACATAGTTAAGTGTAAGAATTGCTGCTGACCACGCTAAAATAACAACACGCACCAATGCTGACAGACCTTCGTCTGCCCAGTCAAATTTTTCCTTTTCCTTTTTGGCTTCGTCCTTCGTAGTTGGAGTCTCGGCCATTTATATATTGCAGGGCAGCTTTATTTAGCGATATAACCGTTCTCTTCTAACCATTCACGGGTCATTGGTGTTGGATCGTAGTCAGTCCACATTGTTCTACGAGCACAGGATTCTAATGCTGCCTGTGTCATACCTTCAGTCTTGCCCGCCCAGGTTGCTTCTGCCTCCCATGGTTGTGCATGTGCAGGATATGTGCGTTTCACCATCTCTTTCCAAATGGGAGGAACATCTTCCTCAGGTTTGATGATTGCAATCATGTTGTTCTTAATAGAACCTGCCATGCAATCCTGAGCAGCGTGCCATCCTTCATGCCTCACCACACTCATGAGAATATGTGGACGGTGTACGTATGTTTTATTGAGATAGAAGTGATTACTCACAGTATGATAAACACCTCTGTGTCCAACAGGGAAATACTTCTCGTCTGCTAAGTGAACATGAACTCCAATCTGCTCAAAAGCGAGCATAATTTGGTTAAATTCATCTTCAACATAATCCCAATCTGAGTCAGGAAATGCAGCACGAAGATCACCAGAAGAATAAATTCTTTGTACATCTTTCGTACACTCTTTTAAGAGCATACACCCCATGGCATCCATGGTGTAATACCCCTTTGTGGGTTCAGACCGTGCCGCAGCAACTGTAAGAACACCCAGTCCAACTCCCACAAGTGCTGCAGTCAAAAACTTGTTCATGATTTACCCTCAAATAATTTGATAAAATACTCAGCATCCACAACAACTAGGGGATCTTTTTGATTTTTCTTGATGACTACAATCGGCTCGTAATCACCACAGTTTGCCTTTGCTTGTTCGTATGCTTCCCAAATATTTAGTCTCTCTACGTTCTTACATTCAATACTGTGAGGAAACTTCTCTCTAGCAGCTCGTGCCATGATAAGATCTTCCCCACCAGCACCCATGCTGCGAGACTCAATATCTTCTGGATGAATATCTAATGCTTCGATTAGTATATCCCTAACCCACTGTTGTAGTCTTCTACCTTTTGCCTTTGCAGATTGCGGTCGCATAAAAAAATACCCCCATCACTGGGGGTATTTATCAGTCCCAGGGGTCTGGTACTTGCGTTTGATTGCGTTTAGGATATGTGCCTGAGCCAGACTTCTCGGACCCAGGCGTACTATGTCTTTGTAATGTGCTGGAAGATTGCTTTTTAGTGCTCTTATCTTCCAGTCTTCCATTATAGTTTAAAACCAGCGAAAGTATTCTTCTTAACATCTTGCTTGATTCCTCCAATTAAATAGGATTCGACCTCTGTTTCCTGTGGAGCAACCTGCATACCCTTAGAGTTCAACCAGTGCTCAGTCCAGGGCAATGGATTGTTGTTTGCAGGGACATCGAAGATTGGTTTCAGACCAATCGCTTTCATGCGACGGTTTGCAATCCACTCAACGTATGTGCTGAGCAGTTTGGCGTTCAAACCAATCATAGATCCATCTTTGAACAGGTATTCTGCCCAAAGTTTTTCCTCTTCAACACACTGACGGAACATCGAAATGACGTTCTGCTCTTCTTCTTTAGCGATCTCTACCATGTCAGGATCATCACCTTGAATCCACTTGTTAATGATCTTCTGAGTCAATACCAAGTGCTGCGATTCATCACGGGCAATAAGACCAATGATCTTTGCGTTGCCTTCCATGAGTTTGAGTTCACCGAAAGCAAAAGAACATGCAAAAGAAACATAAAAACGAATACCTTCTAGGATATTTACGTTAACGATTGCACGATACAGTTTACGCTTGAGATCTCTCAGTTCCCACTGTGCAGACTCACAGTCTTCGAGAGCATGTTGCCATTGACTACCTGCACCCCACTCCTGGGCTGCCTCTATGAACTCGTTATACGCCCCTGTGACGCTCTCTGCACGTCGTAGGATGTTCTCATCCAGAACGATGGTGTCAAGCACCTCAGAAGGGTCAGGATAGACGTTCTTGATGATGTGGGTATAGGAGCGAGAGTGAACCATCTCCATGAATTCCCACACCGTCATGGCAGATTCTAGTTCAGGTAGACTGACATAAGGGATAAAAGCCATCCCAGGACCACGCCCTTGTACAGAATCCAGGAGGATCTGGTACTTAAGGTTACTAGTGAAGATGTGTTTTTGTGCTGCATTAAGTGTCTGATAGTCGGCACGATCCTTCTGCAATGATACTTCTTCTGGACGCCAGAAATAACCAAGTTGTTGCTGTGTCAGTTTATCAAACACAGGATACTTAAATTTGTCATAGCGTTGGACCCCAAGAGGGGGTCCAAAGAACATCTTTTGTTTTGTACTGTCCACGATATCCGTATTGAATACCGTCATTCCTTCTACTTTAGTACGCATGGGTTCACCGTTTGTTCTAAATTTTGCAGCTGTCACAGTCTTCCTCCTCGGTCTCTAAAATT